AAGAATCCGAATGTAACGGCGCAATGGCGCCTTTTTTCTTGGAGAGGATGGTCCTTGAAACGATGCTGTCGATGCAAGGAACGCTTCCCTCGGGATCAGTTCGGCCGCAACCGGTCCAAGCCCGACGGGCTGGACCATTACTGCAAGGTGTGCCGGTCGATGATCCAGCGCGAGGACTACCGAAAACACCGGGAAAAACGGCTGGAAGCCGCCAGACGCTGGCGAGAAGCACACCCCGACTACTTCCGGACGTGGTACCGGAAGAACGCGGGGTGTTTTCGTGTGCGCAAAAACGGAGGTGAAAGCGATGCTGGTCACTCTGCAAGAGGTGAAAGAGTACCTGAAGCTGGACCCCGCCTCCACGATGGAGGACGGCATGCTCCAGCTGTTCATCCAAACCGCGCAGGAAGAGATGGAGATGCTCCATGGCCGCAAGTTTGAGTTCAACAAAGTATCCGGTGGCGCCGTCATCCCCCACGAAGAGACGCTAAGCGGTCCCGGAGATACCCAACTGTTCCTGAAGCATTATCCCGTCTACCGCGTCTTGGAAGTGGCGCGGATTTCCCCGGATGGGACGGCAGAGGTCATCCCACCGGCAAACTACCAACTGGACCCTCAGCGGGGAGTCCTCTACGGCCAGTGGTATTCAGGCGTCCAAAACTACCGGGTGAAGTACGAAGGGGGCTATGTGACGCCCGATCGCCAGCCGCCTTCGGGACTGGAATACGAACCCGAGCCCTTGCCGCAGTATCTCAAGTTGGAATGCCTGGAGAAGGTGGCCTATTTGTACGAAAACCGACAAGGAGTGCGTTGATCCCATGCCATACCGGAACGTCGTCAGATGCTCTCTCTCAGCGGATAACCCGACGATGGAATACAACCTCACCGAAAGCCGCAACAGCCCTTCCGACAAGGACGGGAACGATGCCACCCGCGTCCGCTTGATCGTCGAGGGAGCGGTGAAGGTAGACGGCACCACCCCCGACGAAGGTGCCTTCACCCTTTCCATTTCCGATGCCCGGGCGAAGAAGACGGATGCATCCAGCGCCGACCCGCCGTGGATCTCCCTCGGCGCGGAGTTCATGTGCGGGTTCCGGCCCGATGTCGGATACATCCCCCAAACCGCCGTGCTGGACCGCAAAGCCCCGGAACGCTTGGGAGTGGACATCATCCGCATCACCCTGGACCCCATCCACCTCGCGGAAGGTTCCANCGTGCACTTCTGGGTGGTGGAGGAGTGCAACCTCGACCCGAACCGGACGGCCTGATGGAAAGGAGGGAGAGGCGTGGCGCGAAGGAAAATCAACCCCGGTGAGCTAAGGCACCGGGTGTCGTTTTATCTGGACAATGGAAGCGGCCATCCCGGCCCGCCGCTCTATACCCCTGACAATCCCCGTTACTGGTGCGCCTTTCGGACCCTGGGCGGTGAGATCAAGTATACCGCTCAGACGGTCTGGCAACAGACGACCGGGGAGATTGTCATGCGGTACACCAAAGTTCCGTTCGGAGAAGGCGACCAGTACGTACTGGAAGACATCGATGCCGGATGGTTCGCCCTGTTGGACGAAAAGTACTGGTACCGCGTGCAACTTGTGATCAACGAGGACAACCGGAACAAAGTGCTCGTGCTCACCGTCTCGTACTTCGGACCGTATCAACCGGATGGCGGGGAAGAGCCTCCTCCGGGTGGAGGAGAGGAACCGCCTCCCGAAGAACCGCCTCCGGTCTGATGGAGGTGTCATAGGTGGCCAAGTATTACCGGAGCCGGTTTTACAAGGACAAGATCCTCCTCTACTACTACCAGCACAATCGAAAGAACATCGAAGAAGCGGTGGAGATGCTGGTGGACTACGCCCGGAAGCTGGTCAGTCGCATCAACCCCGGCGGGAAGTTCCCCTCCGCTCCCGGTGAACCGCCCAAGATGGTGACGGGCCGACTCCGGGCATCCATCAAGGGCAAGGTGGAACCGAAGAAAAACAAGATCAACGGCTACGTCTACACCGATGACGATATCGCCCCTTACGGGCTGTTTCTGGAGTTCGGCACGTCCAAGATGAAACCGAGGCCCTTCCTTCGCCCGACGCTCTACAACAACCGCCCGAAACTCCGGCAGATGCTCTTAAGACGCGCTCGATGAAAGGAGGTGAGAAGGTGGGCTACGGGAGCAAGATCACCGAAGCCATCCAGAAACGGCTGGAGGGGGATGTGTACCTCGCCGGGGACCCGGTGACCGACACCCGCGGGCTGGTATCCTTCTACTGGTTCTACAACAACGTAAATCAGACATATGAGAAAAGACCCGCCATCTTTGTACGGGATGAGATTCCCGTCGATCCGGGCCTTGCAATCAACCCCGATCAGTGGCGGACAAAGCGGCCGGGGTATGCGGATCTCGTCATCTACCGGTACATCTACTCCCCCGGGCCGCTGGCGGACACGTCCTTTTCGCTGGCATCCAGCAAACAGCGGAAGGCGCGGGACATCACCCAAGACCTCTATTGCTTCGCCAGGGAAGACGGCTGGAACACCTCCAGTGAGGGAGCCATGTGCGAGGAGATGGCGGAGCGCATCTTCCACCTGTTCGATGGCCGACTGCTTGACATCGAGGACTTCGGGGAAGACACGCACCCGTACAATGCCGACCTGAAAAGACGGGAGCACCTCACCCCATGGCGCAACCTTCTCATCAAGTGCTCCGGTCCCATCGACGTGCCGCAGGAGCGGAAGAACCCCTTCGATCCGTCCATCCGGGGCATGATCGTCACCCTCAACATCACCGTCATTGAATCGTAAACCCACCCCCAACCGGGGGTTTTTCATTTTGCAAAGGAGGGACAGCAATGGCCATCCAAGGCAAATACGTCCTGCTCGCCATCTGGGATGAAACCCGCGGCGAATACCTCCCCTTCGGAGAGCAAACCGGACTCTCCACCGAGGAAAGCACCAACCTGGTGGAGATGAACAGCAAGCAGAAAAAGCACGTGGACTTCCGTCCCGGAAAAGACGACGGGAAAGTCACCGTCGAAGTGCTGGTGGACCCGGCAGATCCGGCCTATCAGCTCCTCAAGAAGATCCACCGGGAGCAGAAGAAAGCCTACCTCAAACGCTTCCGGGTGGATGACGACCTGAAGGAAGTTCCCGGAAGCGCAGAGTATGCGGAGGCGCTTCTGGAAAGCTTCAGCCGGGAAGCCGGTGAAGACGAAGCCCGCACCATGTCCGCAGAGTTCCAGATGAACGAAAACTGGCACGATGTGCCGCAAGGGGCTTAATCCAACTTCAACGGATGGGAGGAATCCGATATGGCACTGAACGGTTCCGAAGTGTTCGTGTTCGTGTACGACAAATCCCTTGAGGAGGGATACGACGGCAAATACGCCTTTGTGGGCGAGGAGAAGAGTAACTCGGTGGAACAGTCCAACAACCTGATCGAGGCCCACGGCAAGAAAGACGGCCATGTGAAGTTCGTCTACGGGAAGCAAGACGGCAAGCTGTCGGTGGAGGCTCTGTATGACCCTGCGCATCAGGCCGGAAACGCCGACCAAAGCGGGCTCTTGGTGCTCAAGAAATCGAAGAAGGCCAAAAAACCCGTGGAATTGATGATCGCCCGGGCGGTCCCGGACGGCGAAGGCGGATACACCCTCTCCGACAAGGAATACGGGGTGGGTTACGTCGAGTCCATCAGTTATGACTACCCGGACGAGGAAATGTCCACGGTGTCGATCGAAATCCAGCTGACCGATGTGCTGTCCGATACCCCCCGGACGGTGGACGAGTCCCAGTTGGTCGGCTCTTTGGGGTGATGACGGATGCCTTACAGCGGTTCGAACGTCCTTCTGTGGGCGCATAACGGCTCGGAGTACATCGAGGTGGGGTATCAAACGGGGCTGTCCACCGAATCGTCCACGAACCTGATCGAGCTTCGGTACAAGAACAAGAAGCACGTGGACTTCATCCCCGGAAAGGACGACGGGAAGCTGACCCTCGAGGCCCTGCACGTGGTGAGCGATGCAGGGCTTCAAGCATTGAAAGACGCCCGGAAGAACCAGCGAAAGGTGCTCATTCAGCGAAGGGAAGCCGGCGGACCGACGGAGACTGCCGAGGCCCTCGTGGAGTCCATTTCGGTGGAGAACCCCGACGACGATGCGCCCACGGTATCGGTGGAATTGCAACTCATCGGCGATTGGGCTTGATCCATAACAACATGAGGTGAGGAACATGGCCAATCAAGCAAAAGGGGAACGCACCCTGAAGATCGGGGAGAAGACCTACACGGTCTTTTTTGATATGAACGCCATTGCGGAGCTGGAGGACGCGCTGGGGATGACCATGCCCCAGATCGCGGAGGTGATGCAAGATCCGACCCGGGTCGGTGTCAAGTTCATCCGCGCCATCCTCTGGGCGGGACTGAGGCGTCATCACAGCAAGGAGGTCCAGACCTTGGAGGATGCGGGGGACCTCATGACCAAAGCCGATTCCATCGCGGATGTCTCCGAAACGATCGGTGAGGCGTTCAGTGCCGCCTTTGCCAAGGATGCGGAGCGGGCGGGACGCCAAAAAAAACGGACAAAGTAGCGTGGGACTGGGATCGGATGCTCCAAGATGCCGTTCGGGTCGGCATCTCCCCGGATCAGTTCTGGCGCATGACCCCGAAGGAGATCCACTACGTCATGGAGGGATACCTGTGGCGGCGGGATGACCTGCACATCCACCTGTCCCGGTACACCGCCGCCACCATTTCCCCGCATACCAAGAAGCGGATCAAAC